TATACGGAACTAAAAAGACTTGAAACTCTTAAACAACCTGCTTGTTGTCCAACTGAACGGGAGGTGACCCTTGATCAGGATGGCAATATAACAAAGGGACCTTCTGAATTTGTTTATGGGTGTTATTATCATTTGACATGGACTAATATTGGTGATATAAAGAAAATTCGGTCAGGTAGCTGGTCTAGAAGCGTCTCTACTCAAACATCAATATCCGGTAGAATATGTGGCCTTTGTAGTAATCAATTTATTGTAGAAGCAGGGAATGGGAGTGAAACAACATTCCCTATAGTTGATAAACCCGCCAAAGCTTGCAGAGCACCTACACGTCAAACTTGTTGTGGCGCTTCTGTTAAAAAAAACTGTGGTTGTACCATCTGTAATAAATGTTTGACATCATATAAGGTGGACAAATTTGGACGTTCTTGGAGTACTAAAAAAATGAGAGCCGGTTATGTTAGAATGTTGGATCAAAATGCTTGTTGCACAACAACCAAAGATATGAGTTCTATGAGTTCGGGAGATTATATTTCTAGGTTGAAGACTAAAAAATCTTGTCCTTGCAATAATCCTCCACAAAAAAGGGTTTGTGGTGGAGGCGGAGGATCTTGTTAATGATCCAAAAAAATTGATTATAATATTTTTGGAAAATTTATTTTAAAGATGCATCTTCTTATTCGTATTGTTGGTGATTCCGGTGGAAATAAAAATATTCTAAAAGAATTTTATCAGGAAGGTTTGCGAAAACATAAACTTAAAACAAATCATCCTGACTCAGGATTTGATTTGTTTTGTCCGCGCGATTTAACAATTCCTTCCAATAAAACTTCCTTTATAGATTTGGGAATACAATGTGCTGCGAACACGGGTCCTGTCTATGGCTCTGCTCCTATGGCATTTTATGTTTATCCGCGTTCTAGTTTAAGCAAAACGCCCCTTCGTTTGGCAAATTCTGTGGGAATCATAGATTCGGGTTATCGTGGTAATATTCTTGCTGCTGTAGATAATATTTGGGATCAGCCTTATAAACTTAAAAGAGGAACGCGCTTGTTTCAAATATGTGCACCTGATTTATCTCCTCTTAGTGTTGAATTGGTTGATTCTTTAGATAAAACCGAACGCGGTTCGGGTGGTTTTGGATCTACGGGACAATAAAATCATTATATAATATATAATGGTAACCCGCAAAAGAAATCGTAGGCGAAAAGGAGGAAAAGGAAAGGGCGCTTATCTTCGCAAAAGTAGCAGACATGGAAGAACGTCCGAACAAATGCGACTTGCTGCTAAACGTCGGGCTGCAAAAACTACAACCAATCCTGTAAAAACAAGAAAACATTCACCCGGTTGGATTTCGGGGGAAGGAAAAACCGCTGCTTGGCGAACAAATTGGACACAAAAAAAACGACCAAAAAAACGTTCTAAATTAGGAGCTCCCCCTAAAAAATCACCACCATTGCCACCCTCTATGGTAACAGCAGGAAAAAATGCAGCCAATATTGCTGCAAATACCCTTACAAATATTGTTAATAGTGCGGCCAAGACCGCAGCTGCAAAATGTCCATCGGGATGTATAGCTGCTGGTGGCGCGAAAAGACATAGAAGAAATTATGCACGCACTGTTGCTCCACCACGAAAAAGACGCCGCCGGAAAAGCAGAAGAAGATAATATATTCATTATATATGAGAACTAGAAGAAGATTCTGTAAATCGGGAAAACGTGCCCGAAAAAAATCTAGGAAAAAAAGGGGTGGAAGAAATACAAGAAAAAAAAAATATTTTCAAAGAAAAGGTGGTGTTATGCGAAGAAGAAGAAAGCATTTTATGGTTGGGGGAGGTTATTATAATACCGGAGGAGTTGGTGCACAATCCGTTCTTGCTTTACGAAGTGGTTCGGATTTTTCTAAGGGTTTTATAGCAGGATACCAATCTTGTAACCCACCATCACATTTTATGGGATATTCACCCCCTATTTAATTTTTTTAAAGATTATATATATATAATGGAACATCTATTCGAAAAATTTAATAAAAAAATTGAAGGAATTGAAATTAATGCTGAAAATATCATGACACTTCTTAAACATGCAATGGAAGTGGTTGAATTATCTCAAATGAAAGGGTCTGAGCAAAAAGAAACGGTTTTAAAATTTTTAACTTTAGCTATTAAAAATGCAGAATTTCAAGAAGAATTAGAAGAAGAATATTTGAATATGGTCAAGAATGGGGTTATGGCAACCACAATTGATATTATTGTTGATGCAACAAAAGGAAAATTACATGTTAATAAAAACGTAAAAAAAGCCAAAGGCTTTTTAATATCTTTTAGAAATTTTATTAATAAATTAGTTTCTTGTTATAGAAAAATCAAATAATTATATATCAATGTATTATTTGATTTCGGGTATGGCGGCGGCATTTTCTTTCATATATTTTTTTATTTGCAATAATGAAGGACAGCCGCCAAAATATAAAATTAATTGCGATGATTTTTTTATTAATGGAAGTTTTTATATTGGAAGTCGTCATATACACCATTGGTTGATTTTTTTGGTTATTTTATTTATTCTTATATCTTATTATATTTTTTATCCCTCTAATATGGGAAAATTTTTTCTAGGATTCTCCATTTTAATGGTATTGCACGGATTAAGTTATGGAGATTGTTTTGTCTTTTAACTTAGAGGCTAATTCACCTTCTAAGTTTTCAAAAAGGTTGAGATTTATAAGCGCGATATATACCATTCTAATTCTTTATCGTATGACCGAGGAAGTAATATTACCGGTGGTTTTTTAAATTTAAAATTTATTTCTTTTAATGTTAAAAAAATATATAAATTTAGATATCTCATATATAATATATGTATAAATATTTTTTTAATCCAAAAAAATTACAACGATCTTTTAGTCACATTGGACCTAGATTTCATAATAGGAGACAAATGTTTAAAAAAACTCAATGGAAACATTCAGGTTGTCCTTTTAATTTTTTTGGAAAATCATTTATTTTTCTTGGTGGTGCAGGTATAATTATTAATTCGGTGGATAATGATATAATTGAGTGATCAACTTTTTTAAAGTTGGGTAATATATAATGTACCGATTCCTTTTCGTTATATTATTTATATTCTTACTTACAAATCTTGTTCGTTGTTCTCGGGCGCGTTATCCTACGCGTTATCCTACAATTCGTTGGGGGACACCATTTTTTAGACCTGCGCGTGGTAGGCCGCCCTTTTATGCGCCTTAATTTTTTTTGTGGATATTTTTTTAAAATTATATATTATAATGTCATACCCAAATAACCAACTTTGTTATCCCAATTATGGATATAGTGGACAAACATATCCACAGATAACATATCCACAGGTTACATCATATTTACAATCATATAATTCACAAAAATCTGACATTAATGTCTTTAGCATTGTTAAAACTACTAGTGGTGATGATGTATATGCCATAAATAATTATGATACCTTAACATTAACAGCGGGAAACGGATTAATGATTACCGGAGATAAATCTAATAGAAAAATTACCATTGCCCAGAAGGAGGGTTACAGACAACCCAAGTTGGTGGAGAATAGCGTTATTGAAACCAATTACCCTGTGGTTTTTATATCAGCGGACGCCAATATTAATAATGTTACATTGAAAATAGGAACATTTTTGGGACAAAGGGTTCTTATTGTGAATGAGAGCATCAATACCATCACCACCAGCACCACCAATCATACAAGCATCCCTATTGGCAACAAGCAAAATTTGTCTGCGGTATGGAACGGGACGGCGTGGCTCTTTCTTGTGGGCACCAGCGGTCTCCTGGACAATACACAACGTCTTGTGAATAAAACTCCCAATCTTGCAGCGAATCAGCAGGTACCCAATCTTGTGGCGCAAGACGATGAGTCTGATGTTACACCAACTGTTAACGTGAATTCAACTCCAGCGTTTGAATCAACAAATATAAAAAATTCACTTTCAGCAACATCTGCCGCATCAATGGGCTGTGATATATCTACCGATATAGAATTGGGCGAGGAAGGTAATTTAATAAATATGACAATGGATGGAAAGGACACCGAGGGAACGGTAACAATATGGGGTGATAATAATCAAAAAAGAATGGAGTGCAAGAGCAAACATTCGGATGTTGAAATTGGAACAGGAGCGGCCGCCGGCCTACGTGTGGAAGAAACACCTATTTTGGAGAGTGGTGTTGATAAAAATTTTGATTTTTTATTAAACGAAATAAAAATGCTGCGTAAAAAATTGGATGATGTTAATAAATCTAAAACAACAGAAAAAAAATCCCCGGAAAAAGAATTCGGTGAAAAAAAAGAAGAGGACGAACTTTCAAAATCATTGACGGGTATTCTTAATTCTCTTGCCGCACAACATTCTGCATTAAATTCAACGGCGGTTGAAACAATCAAAGATGGTGAAGAAGGGGGGCTTGTAAATTCATTAACCAATATCCTTGAGTCTTTGGCGACCAAACAGTCAATTGAAAAGGAAATTGCCGAAAAGGGGGTTGCCACAGAAAAAGCTGCCGCAGAAAAAGCTGCCGCAGAAAAAGCTGCCGCAGAAAAAGCTGCCGCAGAAAAAGCTGCCGCAGAAAAAGCTGCCGCAGAAAAAGCTGCCGCAGAAAAAGCTGCCGCAGAAAAAGCTACCGCAGAAAAAGCTGCCGCAGAAAAAGCTGCAGCAGAAAAAGCTGCCGCAGAAAAAGCTGCCGCAGAAAAGATTGAAAAAGAAGGACTTGCAAATTCATTGACCAGTATTCTTAAATCTCTTGCTACTCAACATTCGGCATTAAAAAATCCATCAGGAGTTGAAAAAACTGATAACGATGGTGGAGAAGCAGGACTTGCAAGTTCATTAACCGGTATTCTTGAATCTTTGGCGGCTAAACAGTCAATGTCTTCTGAAAAGGCTGTCGCCGAGAAAGCTGCCGCCGAGAAGGCTGCCGCCGAGAAAGCTGCCGCCGAGAAGGCTGCCGCCGAGAAAGCTGCCGCCGAGAAGGCTGTCGCCGAGAAAGCTGCCGCCGAGAAGGCTGCCGCCGAGAAGGCT